TCATTAAGAAACAAATCGAAAAGATTCTTGCAGTTACAAGGGGTTGATATGCCAGATCTAAAACTAACATGCGATAATTGTGGTTCATCATTCGCTCTTTCATTCGAAGAGGATGAGGTCAGTTATTCACCAAGCCATTGCCCATTCTGCGGCGATTTTTATGATACAGAAAGTGAGGAGTTAGATTTCAACGACAAAGACGAAGATTTCGAAGTCTTTGATGAAGATCTCGATGACTCAGACGACAATTCAGATGATCGTCGTTGGAATTGACTATAGCCTGACTTCTCCATGTGTTTGTGTTAGTCGCGATAGAACATTCTCAAATTCATTTTTTTACTATCTGAATGATCGAAAAACAGTTCAAGGTAAATTTCACAACATCCTTGGTGAAGAACACGAAGAATATCTAACAGACCAAGAGCGGTATGAGAATATCGCTTCTTGGGTTCTTACCATTCTTGCAGATTTCGATAAAAAAGATCTTGTGATCTTAATTGAAGACTATTCTTTTGGATCTAAAGGAAAAGTTTTTAATCTAGCCGAGAACTGCGGTATACTAAAGTACATGCTTTACAAGCAAGGATACAAATTCTTTACAGTACCACCAACTGTTGTTAAGAAATATGCAACAGGTAAAGGTAATGCGACAAAAGAAAAGATGTATGATGCATTTGTTGCTGAGACTGGAGTGGATTTGCATAATATTATCAGTCCAACAACCAAATTAGGTTCTCCAACAACTGATGTTGTCGATGCTTGGTATATTGCAAGATATATGCATCAAAAAGTGGAGGAAAAGGTGTGATGGAAACATTTATTAGAACATGGAAAAACTTTTTACCAAAAGCAATTTGCGATCAAGTTATTGATCGATTTGAGTATCATTTTCCGAGACAAGATACAAAAAATCTCATTGAAAACAATAGATGGAATAATTCAATTAATAGAAAAGATCAAGCAATTTTTCTTCAAATGCCTGAATATAACGAACCAGAATTAGTTAAACTTATTGGCGATGCGATTGATTCTTGCGCGACGCAATACGCTGAAGAGTTTGGGCATATCAGTGACATGTATTTGACTCATAGAAAATCAATTAAAATTCAAAAAACTTCTCCATATGGAGGATACCACGTTTGGCATCATGAACAAACTGCTGGTGAAGACTCTCACGATAGAGAATTGGTTTGGACTTTGTATCTGAATGACATGCCTCCAGGTGAAGCAGAAACAGAGTTCATGTATCAACACACAAAAGTTCAACCAACTGTAGGAACTGTTTGTATTTTCCCAGCAGCATTCACGCATCTTCATCGAGGACTTACGGTTTACTCTTATCCAAAATATATCGCAACAGGTTGGTATTTCATTAAAGATTGAGGTGTCAAATGAGTCTAGACGAGGTAGACGGAGCACTTTGGGGTCTCACCGTTAATGAAAACGGCTATGAGGTCGAAACAACAGTTTACAAATTCACAGACAAGATCACACCATATGCAAACGCTGATCTTGAAATACACAAGTATCACATCCTAACATTTAAACACAATGGTGAGCCAGAGACAATTGAATTCATGAAGGCTTGCATTGGAGACGTGAAGCACTTTATTGACAACCATGCCAAAGCAGGATATAATGGACTTATGGTCAAGGATGGATGTGTTCCGAAGAAGACTGTAAAAGACATTATTCGAGTCACATTCAAGAATTGGCAATTTCCAGAAAAAACCCTCAAGGCAATTTTATCAAAGGTGTAATATGGTTTTCACAAAAGAAAATTTGATTGATATGCTTCGCAACAATATTGTAACCGTCACCTTCACAAAGGTTGATGGATCAGAGCGTACAATGAAGTGTACTCTTCTCGGAGAGTATGTGCCAAACAATGGTTCAAGTGGTCAGGTTCTTTTGCAAGAAAACTCTGGCGGCGATAACAATATTTCTGTTTGGGATACTGAAACTCAAGGTTGGAGATCTTTTCGAGTGAGTAGCGTTAAGTCTATTTCAATGGGATAAATCCTAAATAACACACCAGCCGCCCTACCTTTCGGTGTAAGGTTTGTCGCACAGCGATGGCTGAATTTGTAAAAGAGGAATCCAGGAAATGGTGTACAACATTTCGCGAAGGATGAACCGAGACTTCTAAGAAATAATTTCGAAACAACTTTTCTCTATATACTGATTCCAATTCAAAAGGAGTCAGTCCATGAAATCTAAACTAGCCGTTTTATTTGCAATCGGTTTAATCCTAATCTCTACCGCAGCCAACGCCCAATCTCGAGATCAAATTACAGTAGTTGGTTCTTCGACAGTTTATCCATTTACAACAGCAGTTGCCGAGCAGTTCGGTCGTGCTGGAAAGTTCAAGACGCCAAAAGTTGAATCAACAGGCACTGGTGGTGGTATCAAGTTATTCTGCAATGGTGTTGGTCCACAGTTTCCAGATGTCGCCAATGCTTCACGTGCGATGAAGAAGGGTGAGTTTGAGACTTGCGTCAAGAATGGTGTCAGCGAAATCATTGAAATCAAAATCGGTTTTGATGGTTTGACAGTTGCTGAATCAAAGGCTGGCAAGTTTGACAACATCACAAAGCAACAACTCTGGCGCGCACTTGCCAAACAAGTCCCAGATGCATCAGGAAATCTAATTGCAAATCCATATAAGACATGGAATCAAATTGATGCGAAATTACCAGCAACAAAAATTGAAGTGCTTGGTCCACCACCAACTTCAGGAACACGCGATAGTTTTCATGAATTGTTCATGGAAGAAGGTTGCCCATTTGAAAACAAAAAGCAATGTCATCTAATTCGTGAAGATGGTGCTTACGTTGAAGCAGGTGAGAACGACAATCTGATCGTACAAAAGTTGACAGCCAATAAGAATGCTCTCGGCATTTTTGGATACTCATTCTTGGAAGAGAATGGAGATCGCGTTAAGGCATTAAAGATTAATGGTATTGCGCCAACATTTGAAACGATTTCTTCTGGACAATATTCAGCGGCGCGTCCACTTTATGTTTATTTCAAGAAGGCACACGTCGGTGTCATTCCTGGTCTAAAGCAATTCGCAGAAGAATACGTTAGCGAAAAAGCGATTGGAGAAGAGGGATATCTTTCTGATCGTGGTTTAGTTGCTCTCGAAAAATCAGATCTTAATAAAACAAGAAATGATGTTCGCACGATGAAGAACTTTCAACCAAAATAACGATTAGGAGAAATCAAATGGACTTTTTCACACTACCAAACTACATTGAATACAAAAACGAATTATCGTTTCAAGAATACAATTATAAGAAACAGGAAAATTATATTCGTATTGGTGGACAGGGACAAAAATTCTACTACGAAGTTGGACCAATGTTCAACAATGATAGTGAGTTTAAAATGTCTGCCGAATTGGGATATAAGTTTAAATTCGATCTTGTTGAAGTAAAAGGAAAATGGGAATTGAAAGATAAAGACCACAAGTTGGAAACGGAAATCCGCTACAAGTGGTAAAGAAAGAGGGGGGACGAAAGTCCCCCCAACTTTTTAGATCAGCCCACGCGCAATATTAAACGCACGCACTTCTTCAGGCGTATAGATTTTTACAGGACCATGCTTCCGCGTTTCACGGACATATTTCTTAAAAGAGTAAACGAGTTTGACTTTTTTCACTTTCGTCTTTTTCACAGTTTTCCCTATTAAAAAACGGTCACAACGACCGTCTCTCGATTGTACGTTAGAGAGGCTTTCTAGACAAGAAAAATAAACTGAATAAAATCAACAACTTACGTGCGTTCCTAACTTATTGATTTTACAGGAGTTTTTTCTCTTGTCGAATTCATGAAATTGATAGATAATGGTTGTATGAGTGATGCAAATAGGTACGCCGACCTAGAACGGCAAGAGGAAGCGTTACGAGCCAAGATCAGCGCGTTACGCGACCAGTTAGACGCAGTACACCTAGAGCGACTTTTATTAGGGGACGCACTCAGAGTCAAGATTATAGACGGAGGCGTATACAGGAAGCCAGGAGTAGACCAGACGCTAACAGTACGACGCGAGGGAAAATTCTGGAACGTATACGACGAGCACGGACTTCAAAAAGGTTACTACAGCAGCGACAACGCCGCACGCGACCTAGGAAACTGGGGCGCGAAATTAGTAGCCTAAAACCACCCCCGAAAGGGGGACTTTACTTTTGCGAAATTGTGAGATAAGATAGAAATATGGCAAAGTTCATACCGAAGGTTGTTCCCGAACCCATCTGGGAAAAGCAAACTGAACCATGCAGCCAATTCGAATTGGTGCGAGCGTTTCAGTGGTACAATCACAATAAAGAATCCAAGGATGCTCGCAAGTATCTGATTGAATATCTTGTACAAAACAAGATGATCACTCCGCTACAAAAGCAAGCAGCCGAGTATCTCAATCTCTCTTGGAATATCGTCGACGGTTGGTTTGCGCGATGCTTGAGTCGTGGCGCAGTTGTACCTGTCAACAGCGTTGTCAATTTCGGCGACCGCATGAAAGAGTTTCTTGCGCGTTTAGATCAAATTGTACAGGAGCGTGGACTGAATGCACCACAAGCACAAGAACCAACCAACGTCGTCTCCATCCAAGAGCGAGTCCAATCCAAAGTCGATTATTTCGTCATGGAACTCGAAGGTAAGTTCGACGACGTTTGGCATGAGCAAAGCGGAGAAGAATTTGTACCATACACCTGGATGGTCGAGAACGAAGTAAAGCCCATGCATGCTGCCAAGATTGCGGAATATTTCCGTCAGCGTGCATCAGACTGGATTGCGATCATCGAGTCGAAAGATGAGTATGTGAAAGAATCGTATCCGCGCCCTCGTAAGGAAATGGTCGAGGCTGCGAAATTCTTCACAGCCGTTGCGACCGATGCCGAGAAATTGGCTTCGAACAAGAATGCTGCTCGTAAGCCGCGAAAGAAGAAGCCAGTGTCGTTCGAGAAAAAGATCAAGAATCTCAAGTTCAAGAAGGATGATACCGAGAACAAGTTGGTCTCGATCGATCCCGTCAAGATCATGGGAGCGCAGAAACTCTGGGTCTATAATGTCAAGACTCGCAAACTCGGAGTCTATACTGCATTTGACGATGCTGGTCTTTCCGTGAAGGGTTCGAGCATCGAAAACTATAAATACAGTGAGTCAATTTGTAAGACTCTTCGCAAGCCGAAGGACGTTCTGTCCCGAGTCTTGGAAGGTGGTAAAGTTGTATTGCGTAAGGTCATGGGCGAGATTAATTCCAAGCCCAGTGAATTGAACGGTCGAATCAATAAGGATACAATTCTACTGCGGGTGGAGTAATATGATTGCAGTTACTAGCAATTATCTTCGACGATCTGATTCAGCAATGATTCGGAAGTATACAAAATTTGTCTTGAATCGTATGGTGCGTCCATGCATCCAGAGAAAGTCTAAAATCAGCATCAAAGTTCTTGGTGAACAAGAAATTAAAGATGCTGCCGATTTGTTAGACTTGAGAAAGTATAAAGCATGGTGCACATATGATGGTCTAGACGAGGAAGGCAACAAGAAGTTCACCGTCGTCCTCAACTACAAACGCATCAGCAAACTTGGTAAGAAACCACAAACAAGACTCAAGCAGTTACTCATCGATCTTGGACATGAATTGGTTCATGTCAAGCAATATCTCAACAATGAATTGTTCGATTACAAGAGCGGTGAAGTCCGTTACAAAGGTTTGGTTTTTGATGCCACACATTACATGGACGAAGAAAAGTATTTCGACAGTCCGTGGGAAATTGAAGCCTATGGTCGTGAGTTGGGTCTGTATAAGATCTTTTGTAATAAACTTAAAGAGGAGCGTTTGAGTAAGTAGTCATGTCTAGCAAAAAGAAGAATGAGTTCCGTGAAAAAGATTACAGTCGGAACAGTGAGGGATTGAAGCAACGTCGTTTGAAAACTGAATCACGTTGGAAGTTCAATCCAAATGTATCATACGAAACCGAGGGGGATAACGTCCTCGAGGAAGAAGATTGGTTCCAAGACCCAGATTTCGACGATCGTCGATAAGAACCGATAGAGACCCCATTCCAGCCGTTTTCGCCTCCAAGGAAGGCTTGGGGGAAGGGTAAAAACACGCCCTCCTCCAGCCCTCTCCTTCGGTTTTACGGGGTCTCGTAAGTTGTTGATTCTATTAGAGTTTTTTCTGTTGTTGTTTTTGTGTCTCTGTGCGATAATAGTTGTATGGAAACACGAAAGTACACCTTCGATGAAAATATCGTCTCTGATCTCTACAAAGACGCCTATGGGCATCGTCCAGGAGAATACTTCTGGGCTGATTGGGACGCCTGTAACGATGATGCCAAGCAGCATCTCTGGGATCGATTGATCGACGCTGTCGGTGAGTCAATCCGCGAGGAACAGCGTCGCCACAATATGGCGATTGCTGAGTTTGAGTTTTGGGTAAAGCAGACGATGAAGATCGTCGTTGACTCGACTCGCGAAGATTGCATTCGCATGATGCATGATGCGCACGACACTCGCGGCGATGTTGAGTATCTCGAGCACTGCCTTGGTGTGCCGTATGGTTACATCAGTGGTCGTAAGGCTGGTTGGTTGGCATAAGGAGATTTAAAATGTTATTTGAAAATTACGATTTCGATATGGCTCTTTACAAGTATGCTGATCATCTCACAGCGAATTATAATTCCACTGGTTCTACTGGTGGATACTCTATCAGTTATGTGAAGGGTCGCAAGTTTCTGAAGGTTGTTCAGACTTCTTGGAATTCTCCTTCGGTGCATAGTTTCATCTGCATCAAGGAACACGATGGCTGGAAGTATGGCGACATTCTGAAGGCAGCATCGTGGGCACAACCTGCGAAGAACTTTGCTCGTGGTAATGTGTTGGATTCCGATTCATACAAGAATGTCCGTTGGACGGGAGCGTAAGATGACTGTTGCAGTTCCAAATATTGGTTCGCGTGTTCGTGTAACGACGATGTATCCGAACACGGTCGTCTATCGTAATTCTGACAATGGTTATGTGACATATACTCGCGAAGGTGTGGTTGTTCAATCCATTTTCCGCGATCCGTTCATGTTCGCGGTCAAGACTGGTGATCCCGATCATCCTGTGAGCGAGTATAATGCGAAGTCTCAGCATGTTGTCAAGATTGAATACATCGTTGGTGGTGCATCGCAAGTTGCAACTGATACCAAGGCATGGAAGGTCAAGAGCGAAGATGGCAAACGAGTCTATCTTGTTCAGCGTGTGAATGGCAAGTTTAGTTGCACGTGTAAGGGTTTTGAGTTTAGGAAAGATTGCAAGCACATAGGTGCTGTGAGTAAAAAGTAATGTCATATCAAGATTCATTGGTTGCTGCTGGTGCTCGAGTGCTCGCATTCGAACACTTCGGTGACTGGCAAGGTTCATGGATTGCTTTGGTTGAATATCAAGGTCAGCGTGGTTGGGTGCAAGGCTCATTTGGTTCTTGCGACTACTGCGATGCATTCCAATCACAGTTCGATTGGGACTCCGACTTTGCATGCGAAGATGTTCAACAACGTCTTGCGCAATTTGGTCGCGGCTACTTGGATGATCTGCAAACCACTGAACAAGTGTTGCGTCAGTATGATACTGATTCATCATGGGATGAAGAGTCGGAAGCAGTTGCGTTCTGGATTCGCGAGACCGAACAGACTTATCGGAGTGTGCAATGAACGAACAACCCGAAGCCCTGCGACTGGCTGACGAACTTGCCATACAGGATCAATGTGATTTCTACAAAGTCTGCGAGGAAGCCGCCCTCGAACTGCGCTGGTTGCATGAGGAAAACGAACGGCTGCGGCGCGATTATGAGAAAATCGTTGAGGCTGTTGTCAATGAATGTATCGGTGTATTGAACAAACGATACATGGGCGATAACAATCGTGAGGACTTTGAAGTCCGTCGTTGTGTGGAAGATTTGAAAAAGCATTTTGGAGTTGAGTGATGAACATTCCATGGTATCGTAAAGTATTGTATTTCTTTATCGCACCCTTTATCATCCTTGCTTTTTGTATCTTGAATCCACGCAAGGTTTGGGAACAGGCTAAAAAAGATTTTGGAGTTGAATAATGAGCGAACACGGTCATTGTCCAAATTGTAATGCGAATCTTGATGGGGGTTCTATTTGGGAACATTTCTTCAAGGAATATGGTGACGAGAAGAAAGCAGATGAAACTGCTGAGATGTATGGTGCCACTCGCGAAAAAGGTCAGTGGGGTCGTGCCATTGGACTTTATGATCGCGACAAAGATCGTACTGTAGCATTTAAGTGTCCTGATTGCGAGCATGTGTGGAAGCGATGAAGAATCTAATCAAAAATCTGAGTAACACGCAGAAGAAAATTCTTGCTGGTGTTCTTACAATCACATCCCCTGTTTGGATAATAATTGCCTTTCCATTGTTTGTATTGTTTGGAATGTCCGCGCTCTTATATGCAATAATTCTTGATGAATTGGGAGTTGAAGAAAATGAATGACGATAATATAATTGTAATTTTTGTGGTAGCGTTAACTATATTTGTTTTCGGGTATCTGCTTGGGTTCACTCTTACTGAGAAAAGAATCTATGGCAATTGCCTTGAAGCCAATGCAACGATGATTCATCAAGATGCAGTTGCAAAGTGCTGGGAGGTTGTACAGTGAGAGCGAAAGAGTATAATCTGATTGCTCAGTGTGTTGAGACTGGCGTAATGCTTGGTTGGAATCGTGCACATAAGCATATTGATAATCCAGAACCGCAGCACATTCGCGACCAAATCGAACAAGCAGTTCTAAATGAGATTTGTGAGTGGTTTGTGTTTGAGGAGATTAAAGATGAACAAGTTTGATCGATTTGATTTTGAACAACAGATCATGTCATGTTGGAATGTGACTTCTGATCTCAAGGATTTAAATGAGGCTTTGTTTGAGGCAGGTCTTACCACTGATCAGATCAGCAATATTCTAACAGGTATTGAGCAACTGTATCAGATTCGTTTCGACAAACTCTTTCGTCAGTTTGAAGATCTTGTGCGCGAAAATGCTCGCCATTTGGATCGTGACTCTGATGCCATTGATGAGTTCAATGCCGAACAGATTAGGAAGTTTCACGAAGCACAACAGGAGTTGCCGTTCTAATGGAAAAGCCAGCATGTTTTAATACTTTCCAGTGGGAAGTGTATCGCCAAGAATTGCAAGAAGTTAAGAATAAAAAAGTGCTTGACATCTGCTTCGATTGTACGATAGAATATCAAATGAAGATGCGCAAGGAAGGCAAATGCGCTTTCCCTATGAAGCGTCTTGACAAAGTGGCGGAATATGTATGATTGCTATCCCTGTCGTTGATCTGTTATTTCTTATCGCAAGTTCAATAGCAGCATTTTTGAATCGTGGAACATTGATTGGTTGGATGTGCACGTTCTTGGTGTTCTGGCAAGTTTGGATGTTGATACGATTTTATAAAGAACATCCTTGATTTTTCATTGATTGTACTATATACTAGACTGACAATATTCCTGCGTGTTTCGCGACGCCCTCACATTCTTGAGGTAGGATTGGATATCCCAAGGTGCCTATGAATTTTCCCTCCCGCACCGAAAACCGCGAACCTATTAAGGCGTTGATTTAGAAAGATTTTTTTGGTGTTGTCGCGTGCAGTCTTGTGCGCTATAATGGTTGTATGAGTTGAGCGTCCTTCGCGATTGCTCTTGCTGTTTAAAATCTAAAATTGTATTTGCCTTCATAGCACAATTGGTAGTGCAACTGATTTGTAATCAGTAGGTTGGGAGTTCGAGTCTCTCTGAAGGCACCATTTTCTGGACCCATCGTCTAACGGTTAGGACACATCCCTTTCACGGATGGAATAGGGATTCGAATTCCCTTGGGTTCACCAAATGTTTTGTTATGAGAATTTTGAGACCATAACTCAATGGTAGAGTAACTGGCTTTTAACCAGTAAGTTCAGGGTTCGAGTCCCTGTGGTCTCACCAATTTGTGAAGTATTGGCGAGTAGCACAGCGGCAGTGCAAATGACTGTTAATCATTGGGTCGCAGGTTCGATCCCTGCCTCGCCAGCCATTTTTGGGGGATTAGTGCTAATGGGAACACGCTGCGTTTGCATCGCAGAGTTGAGAGTTCGATTCTCTCATCCTCCACCAAAATATGCCCGAAGCCTCTGCAGCAATGTACGCTTCGGCTGTCTTGTCGCGCCATTGTTAGTGGCTAGTCTGACCCAGACGATAAAGAAATGCTGTGACAAGCATGGGTGGTTTGGCAACACCTCACTGTGGCAACGCAGATGAGTCAATGATGCCCAGTAGAAATACTGCCGTCTAACCGAACGGACGTTGGCTATACGACAATCACCCTGTGTTGTGAAGCGGATGGAGGCATGCGTGATGGTGTTGGGGATTCCTGGCGCTTGATGTGCTATAGTGACCGCCAGCAGGGGGAAGCATTTGCGCGATTAACTCAGCGGTAGAGTAGCGCCTTTACACGGCGAATGTCGGGAGTTCAATCCTCTCATCGCGCACCAGTTTCGCAGGATGTGGCAAGCAGTAATGTGTTGCCTCCATCGGATGCCTAGAACGAGCAAACCCAGTTATCTCATCCTGCACTTTTTATTGAGGCGTCGTCCAACGGCAGGACATCTGACTTTGACTCAGAGAATCGTGGTTCGAATCCATGCGCCTCAGCCATTTTTGGACAGGTGGGAGAGTGGTTAAATCCAATTGACTGTAAATCAATCACCCAATGGGTTACGCTAGTTCGAATCTAGCCCTGTCCACCATTTCGGTCAGATATCTTAAGAGGAAGAGAACTTCCCTCATAAGGAAGGATGTGGTGCTTCGAGTGCACCTCTGACCACCATATTGAGATGCAAAGGACTGCATTTTTATAAATACATGTATGGCGAAGGAGTTTTTACATGTATTACACTGTATACAAAACAACTTGTTTAAAAAACAATAAGATTTACATCGGAGTTCATAAAACAGAAAATCCAGATGACGATTATCTTGGTTCTGGGCGGTATATCACCAGAGCAATAAACAAGTATGGAAAAGAAAATTTTAAAAAAGAAGTTTTGTATATTTTTGACAATCAAGAAGAAATGTTTGCTAAAGAAAAAGAATTAGTAACTGAAGAATTCATAAAACAAAGAAACAATTATAATTGTAAACCTGGTGGAACTGCAAATTTTTATTACATTAACAATAAAAAACTAAATCATAAATCGAATCAACATTTATTATTAAGTGAAAAATTGAAGTCTGATCCAAAATATGCGAAACAATTTTCTCAGAAAATGTCCGAAGTTTCTTCTTTAAGAACCATTCATGCTGCCCGAACGCCAGAAGAAAAGAAATTTTTTGCTAAAAAGGCTGCTGCAGCGAGATGGGAAAAATATCGTTGTGGTGGCTGAAAAGTGAGGCGCAGATCTGCAAAATCTGTTTAAGTGGGAGCATTACCCACCCACAACTCCAGTTTCGGGACAATGGCACAGTTGGTTAGCGCACAGTCCTGATAAGACTGAGGTCGATGGTTCGAATCCATCTTGTCCCACCAGTTTGGAAGGTATAGCAGAGAGGATCTGTCGCTGTTTGCTAAACAGATGATTCCTTCGGGAATGTGTTTCGAATACACTGCCTTCCGCCATTTGCGGTCGTAGCACAATCGGATAGTGCAAGAGATTTCTAATCTCTAGGTTGGGGGTTCGAATCCCTCCGATCGCGCCAAATTAGGCTGGAACTTCTGGGGGAGTTGGAACAGCAATTGGAACAAAGTCAACATACATATAGATGAAGTCGGGATCTGCATCTACAATGACTCTATCAGGTAGAGAAGTATAAACTTCTTCTGCAACTCCAGTTACCTTTGTCCCTTCCACAAATGCACCAGTTTTTAATTGTTTCAATTTAAAAAGACCATAGCCTTCGGATTTGATCTGCGCAACAAGAGCAGTTTCTTCAGGAGTGTGGTTGAAGAATTGGCTTTCGAGAACAGTTGATTGTGGAATAGTTACTTCTGGCATTTGACTTTCCTCTGATGATGATATATATTTATTTATATCGGATATTAGCACAGTCTGGTAGTGCACCTGCTTTGGGAGCAGGGGGTCGCAAGTTCGAATCTTGCATATCCGACCAATTTTTAATATGGAGTTCTTGTTATGGCAAATCATGTAAACACTCATGTTCGTTTTGAAAAACTTAACGAAGCAGGTCTTGCGAAGTTACAGGAACTCTATTCGCGCATTCGACCACAAGACAAAGGCTACGAATGGTTCAGCGACCTTTGGGGTCTTGATCAAGAAACCACCAATCTCTATGAATGGAATCTTGAGCACGTCGGACCGAAGTGGTGTTATTTTGAAGATCGCGGCGAAGATTATTTCACAACTATTTCGGCATGGAGTTTCCCGCAACCAGGATTAGAGTGGTTGTTCGAACAGATTGCTGCTGTTGATCCTGACTTCATCGCATCTGTCTTTTATCAAGACGAAATGCCAAACTTCTTTGGTGTTTATGTTTATGACAAAGATGGCATGGTTGATGGATGTGAGTGGGGTGAAGATGATGAAATCACTGAGATGATGCATCATATGGTTCCTGCTCTTGCAGAACTAGACCAAGAAGAACAGAGCGAAGTTTATTCTGATATTTGGTCTGAGAATATTTGGGAATTAGTCGAAGATAAACAGCAACAAGTTTACAACGATGTTATGGAGTACATAAAGAGTCGCGAATAAGTATTTGCGACTGTGGTGGAATCGGTATACACAACAGACTTAAAATCTGTCGGCGTTAGCCATGTCGGTTCAAGTCCGACCAGTCGCACCAACTTAA